AATAATAAAAATGCTTCATGGTAAAAAAAAAGATTTCTTTTATTTATCAGCAATTTTACTTTTTTTCGTAATTATTTTCTATAAAATTGTTTTTAAAGATAATGAAGATCAAAGAAGAAAAGAATTAAGAATGAAATATTATTTATAATCCGTTTAAAATTTATTAAAGAAAAATTACTTTTATAATTAAAATGTCTTTATTTGAACAATATTATTCAGATACAAATCGTAAATATATTTATGATATGTTAAATGATCTTATTAAAAAAGAATATAGTATAGATATTTCTGGGAATTTAGTTTTTAAAGATTTTTATACTAAACAAATAAAAAAAACATTTGAAGAAAATAATACTGATAATATAAGTGATATAAATCGTATATTAATTAATGAATGTATTAAATATTTTTCAAAAAATTTTGTCGAAACAGATGATAAAAAAATAACTAGTTCAGATTATTCATCTTTATTAACAGAAAGAGAAAAATTATTAGATTTAAATGATAATAATGATAATATAAATGATAATATAAATGATAATATAAATGATAATATAAATGATAGTGATAATGATAATAATCAAACACCGATAGAAAATTTAAAAGAACCTAATGTTGATATAAAAGAACCTATCATCAATAATAATATTGAATCTTTTGAATTTAATTCAATTCAAAGGACAAATATTCAAAGTTCAAGATATAATTATCGTGTAAAAAATAAGAATAATACAATTCAATATGTATCTAAATTATTTATTCCTATTGAAAATAATTTTTTATTTACAATACCGCTTTTAAAAATAAAGTTCCCTGATTTTAAAAAAGAAATAATTCTAGAAAAAAAAGAAACAATTAAGAATGATAATAGAGATTTCGGTATTTATTATCCGATTGAAAAAATAAATTTATTAAATGAAATGAATGAAATTAATTTATTAAACAAAATAAATCATGATAGAGTAAGAATAAAAATAACTGATATTGGTGACAATGAATATAAAGAAAATGATATATTATCTGTAAATATCGTTGAAATTAAAGATAATAATATATTATTTACATGTTCAAGAATTTTTAAAAATGATTATCAACCAGGAGATTTTATAAAGATAATAAATAATCGTAATCATAAATTAGATGAATTATTTACATATCCTTTAAAAATAAAACGTATAAAGAATAATGTATTAGTATGTTCTATGAATGATTATACTGATTATCAAGATGTTGTTATAACAAATATTGATATGAAAATAATAAATACATCAAATCAAAATATCATTTATTTTAATCTGACTTAATAAATATTTTTTTATTTCTAACATAAATTGGTTTCATAAATCTTGTTGAACGATTATTTTCTTTGTATTTTTCATATTCATAAAGTGTTATAATTTTTGATTCTGTTTTCGGTGAATAAAATAATCTTTCATCAACATTATATTTTATTATATTTCCTAATATATTTTCACTATTAACAATATCATCTAATTCTGGGAAAATATCATTATTTATTTGATTTTCTTTCATAAATTCAGTTGTTTTATAAATTGTTTGAAAGACTGATAATTTACTTCCTAATTGTTTATTAAGAAAATGATCTTTTTCTTCATAATAGTTAAATAAATTTGTATTTTCATTATATTCACAAACATACTTTCCATTTTCTCTTATATATCTTACATCTGTATTTTCATCTGCATCTTTTAGTCTGTAATAAATAAATATTTTTTCACCATCTTTTAATGCTGAAATAACATAAATATCCGGTTTTATGATATATTTAAAATTTGCTTCAAATTGTCTTTTATCCAATTCATTTAATCTTTCAGAACCAATACCTGGGAAATGTGCTTCTTCAGAAGAAATTTTATCAGAAAATCTTAAACATCTTTCATTTAATTGAACATCATCTCTTGTATTTTGTATACAATCAACAGATGCTTCTTTTATAATATCTGTAATTGTTAAACTAATTTTATGTTTCTTTTCCATCGTATCAAATAAAAGTTGATCACCAGTTCTGTTTAAAGTTTCTTTTTTCATTGATAAAATCTTTTGAATTGTTTTATAAACACCTTGATGATCATTCACTAATCTTAATTTTACATCTTGACCATCATCAATATCTTTAACTTCTTCCCATTCTAATTCTTTTAAAGAAGTAAATATTTCTTCCACTGTTTCACCTTCAGGTAAAAATGATAAATATAAATATTGTTCAACATTTCTTTTATCTTCTGGTAATAATGGTGGTAATAAATTTCCATCTTTATCTCTGTCACTACCAATATGAGATTTCATACGGATTGCTCTTCCAAAAACTTGATCTATACGAATAAAATTCCAGAATGGTTCCATAATATGGACTTGTCTTACACCTGTTAAAGATATACCCTCGGCACCAGAACTAGATATAAGCATAATCTGAATAAATTCACCATAAATATTTTCTCTATGATTATATGATTCTTTATTAATACGTTTTTGATCTTTACTTTGATCACCAGTAATAAATGTGAATCTTTTCTTTTTAAGATTTTTATCAATTAATTCATTAATATTTTGTTTTTCAGAATTATATTTTTCATATCCATTGGCAATTAATATTTTTTCAAAAATTTCTGATCCAGCATCTTGAACAAAATCACTGTAATATAAAATTTTACCAGATGGTAAATCATTTTCAATAAATTTGTCAATATTTGTTAAAATATTATAAAACTTCGGTGAATATAATTTAAGATTCTTATCATATTCTAAATTACCATTTTGAAGCATAGAATCATATGCTTTATGTTTTAAAGAAGAATCAGAACCTCTTTTTCTAAATGAATCATCATCATAAACAATATTACAATTTTGTCTAGTTCTTATACGATAATGCCATTTATCATCATCATAAATATTTCTTCTTAAATCTTTTTGTTTTTCATCTGTATATACCTCATGATATTTATTCCATTGAACTGATGACATGTAGCATTGTACTAAATTAATATTTTTTGCAATTTTATAGTCTTCATAAATAGGTAATATTGGTGCTTCAACTATTTCAGGCATATTTACAATTGATGATCTATCAATAGGATAATATGATGTTAAACCCATCAACATTCTTCTTAAAAGAACTTTCTTTTTAGGATAAACATTATATGAATCATCAAAAAAATATTCCATAAATTTACTATTGTCTGTTAAATCAATAATATTACCATTTTCATGTATATCAAATAATTTTTGTCGTCTATTAAATATTAAATTTAATTCTTCATCAAAAATTTTTGGTTTTCCTAATTTTATATCTTTTATTTCTTGTGATGATAGATTATCAAAATCTTTTTTAGATGGAGTAATTTCTTTGAATCTTTCTAAACCTTTATAAATTTCATCTATAAATTCTTCAAATGTATGGTTATTGTATTTAACAGTTTTAACAATATTATCACTATCTAAAATTGATTCAAAATTTGTTTTATTTTTAATAAATGATATAACCGTTTTACCACCTTGCTTTGATACATGTAATTGCTCGATTGATGAATTTGATGTATAAAATTGTTTTCTTAAATCATCTTGTAGTTGTTCTTCTGAAATATCTGTTTTTACAGTAAACTCATAAACACTTATACTTCCTCTTAACATATTGTATAAAATAGCAATTTCTGCAGGACGATTGATAACAGGAGTTCCTGATAAAAACACAATTTTAATATCTTCAGCATTTACAATCCAATTATAAAAAACCATTGCAGGAGCACTTTCATTAATAACTTCTCTAACAAAATTATGAACTTCATCAACAATAATTACTTCTTCATGAAATGGAGAATAAGTTGAATAATTTTCAACATTATATTTATATTTCTCAGATAAAGATTTAACTAGTTTTTGATTTTTAGTTTTATATTCCCGTTGTTCTTCATTGAATTCTTGGACATTAAATTCTTTAAATTCAGAACCAGTTACCGCCGGGAAAGGATTATAGTGAATAAAATTATATTTAGATTCAACTAAAAAATTTATTTCTTCATCAATAAATTTTCTTTGTATTTCAGTTAATTTTTCACATTCTCCTGTGAATTCTTCATCATCTTTTAAAAATGGATCACCAGTTGTAGTATATATTTTTTTATCATTTTTTAAATCACTTTGTAAGAATATACCTTTTACAGATTCTAATTGTTTCATTAATTCACCAATTTTTTCATCATAATCACTCGATTCTTTAAGATTATTTTTTAATTTATTTTTTGTTTGATTAAATAAAGATTTAATAGTTTGAACATCAATACCATACTTTTTTGATAATTTTCTTCTTAATTGAATATCTTCTTCAATCTGCTTTAAAGGAAATAATACCCAATTATTTTGATCAATTTTAAATAATTCATCACCCCATCTTTTAACTTCTTTAATATATTCAGTTTCTAATGATGCAGGTAACATTGTATAAATAGGTAATGATTTTGATAAACCTTCCGCAGTTATCACAGATGTTGCCGATTTACCAGTTCCTAATCCATGATATACTAATAATCCTCTAAATGGTGTTTCAATTGCTAAATATTGTTTTACAAAATATTGATATATATTAAGTTCATCACTATCAAGATTATCAACTTGTTCTTTATAAAAAATATTGTTTACCCAATCAACAAATGCTTTTCTTTGAGGTAAAATATTTTTTTGATCTTTTAATTCAACAATTTCTTTTAAACTTTCTTTTTTTCTTGGATCTTCTCCTTCAAAAAAAGGAGGTGGATCTTTAGGTGTTTCAGGTTTATTTGAATCTTCCTTATCTTTAAAAAAAGATAATGGGTTTTGACCATATTTTTTTTCTAATTTATCACATAATTCTATCCAAGGTTTTCTTTTTATAGGTAATCCTAATTGTCTTCTTCTGTCAATAATCTTTATTACTTCTTCTTTTGTCTTATCAGGATCATATTTTGAATAAAAATCAACTAATATATCAATTTGTTCTTGATATGTGAAATTTTTTCCATTTTTAGGTACTTTGACCCCCCATACGTCTATCATCGGAAAAGATTCTTCTTTTATTTTTTCTTGATAACTAGAATGTAAATGGTCTGATCCTGAAGAATAAGTAGGTCCTAATGGTGATTCATCAGAATAATCTTCAGGGAATGCTTCTTTAAGTTTTTTTAATTTATCAGAATCAGTCCAATTCGGATATCCCCATTTTTTTTTAGCATATTTTTCAGGTTTCTTTTCTTTAAAAGCAAGAATTTTATTAAATTTTCTTAAAATTTCTTTATCTACGGGTTTTACATCTTCACCATTAAATTTCCCATTTTTTAAATCTTTTAAAACATTTTTATCTAAATATATTACATCTCCTTGAAAATATTTTAATAAAACAATATATTGATCTTCTGTAATTTCTATTTCAGTCATATTATATAATTAATTATATTATATAAATTTTTATTCAGTAATAACGTTAAAATGTATTAATGCTAATTTAGATGCTTGTCTTTCACATTCTTTACGATCTTCACTCTTAAATTTACCAACTATTTCTTCATTGATTGTAATTGTTGTATCAAATATATCATTATCATTTCGTGTTTCAATTAAAGGTTTACATCCAAATGATTTATCACAATAACGGATTATTTGACCTTTATAATTATTATCTTTAACCAATATATCTGTAAAATCTACATATTTTTCAATAACTCTTATTATAAAATCATTCGCAACATAATAATCATTATCTAAAAATACTGCAGCAATAAATGATTCAAAAACATTCTTTAAAATTTTAAAATTATTTCTTCCATCACAAGATTTTTCAATATGATCAGATATTATCAAAAATGGTTCAAACTTTAGATATTTTGATAATTTAAAACACATATCTCCACAAACTAAACGAGTTTTTAAATCTGATAAGAATCCTTCAGATTCACCATATAAAATACCAAATCTTTGATAAATGTAAGAACAAACAGAACTTTCTAAAATAGAATCACCTAAAAATTCCATTACTTCATAAGATTTTTCTTGAAGTTCTAAACAATTATTTGTATTATCATAATCTTTATATGATAATAATTTAGTATAAGAATTATGAACAAAAGATGTTTGATATAATTTAATATCTTTAACATTAAAATCATTAATACCAAGTGATTTCA